TGATGTAGTTACGTCTTTATTTGTTAATGTTAGACAATTTGAAAATGATGTACTAAAAATAAAAACAATGAGTAATGTTTTAAATACATTAAAAGTTTCTAAATTAGATAAGAAGTTTATAGATTTTGTTATTAAAAATAATTTTAAGTTTGTAAAAGTAGAAGAATTGGAAGATAAACTATCAGATTATGAAATAAAAAGAGCAATTGTGTTATTATATTATATCTATAAATTTGAAACTTATACAAACAAACCAAAAATGTTTAAAGCTTTCTATTTAGCGGCAAAGAAGATGAATGAATATTCATCTATTCACTACAAAGTATTTTAAATTATATAAATAAACGTATGACACACAAACTCAATTGGGAACCCAATGCAGGAAACTTCCAAGAATACACTTATGAATGTGAGTGGATAGAATGTGAATGGAAGAATGTACATAACACCATACACCTTGTAACAGCATTTATGTATCCTTGGTTAAAGGTAACTTATGCTTAAACTTCTATGTAAACATTGTGGACACGAAGAACATTTACGTACTAAATGTTATAATGATGATTGTAAATGTATTGAATGTTTTACTATTGATGATCTTAAAAAAACTCGTACAGACGATAACCTAGATATCACAGCTTTATTCAACGGCGCTTAATTTACATCATTTTCAAATTTACAAAAATTAGATTTACAGCGTTTACAGCCTTTACAAACCCCACCTTAAAAATCAACAAAATCAATTCTAAATATTTTACATAAGATTGTTTACAATCTTTACAAACTGTAAATTAGGAGATACAAATGACTAGAAGAAACGACCACAACATAGAAAGTAATTGTGTTACTTTTGAAGATCATTGTTATAATGAACAAGACAGTTACTATGATAGTATTCTAAAGATGGATACAAAAGAACAACAATATATTCACAGGACTGGACAAAGGTTTGTTGAATATTTAAAGAATTTATTAGGAGTATAAAATGACAAAAGAGATTGATAAACTAAAAGGAACATTTAAAGTTGATTATTCAGTATCAAAAGAATTATCACAAAAACTAAGAAACCTATTACAAGATAATTCTTATGTCAACACATTAGGAAGTTTATCTGGTAATCAAGCGGTCCAACACGCTAAAGCAGGATTACAAGCAATCTATCTATCCGGTTGGCAAGTCGCTGCTGATAATAATAGTGCTGGTCAAATGTATCCAGATCAATCTTTATATCCTGTCGATTCCGCTCCACTATTAGTAGAGAAGATGATTAATGCTTTAATGAGAGCAGATCAAGTACAACACTTAGAGTTTTGTGAAGGTAAACTAAAACCAGAAAACTTAACTGATTATAAAATGCCGATTGTCGCAGATGGGGAAGCTGGATTTGGTGGACCATTAAACGTATTTGAATTAACAAAACGTTTTATTAAAGCTGGTGCCGCAGGTGTACACTTTGAAGATCAATTAGCAAGTGAGAAGAAGTGTGGCCATATGGGTGGAAAAGTATTAATACCTACATCACACGCAATACGAAATTTAAAAGCAGCAAGACTAGCCGCAGATATATGTGAAGTACCATTAGTCATATGTGCTAGAACAGATGCTAACGCTGCTAAATTATTAACCAATGATATAGATGAAAACGACAAACCATTTTTAACAGGTGAACGATCACCAGAAGGTTTTTACTATGTGAAGAATGGATTAGATCAAGCAATTAGTAGAGGACTAGCATATGCTCCTTATGCTGACTTAATCTGGTGTGAAACAGATAAACCAAATATTGAAGAAGCAAAACGATTTGCGGAAGCAATACACGCTAAATTTCCTGGTAAGATGTTGGCTTATAACTGTAGTCCATCTTTTAACTGGAAGAAACATTTAAGTGATGATGAGATACTAAACTTTCAAAAAACAATTGCTACGTTTGGTTATAAATTTCACTTTATTACTCTTGCTGGTTTTCATTTACAAAACTATGCTACATTTAAACTTGCGAAAGAATATAGTAAAGACGGTATGTTAGCGTATTCTAAATTACAAGAAGATGAGTTTAAAGCTGAGAGTGAAGGATATACTGCTGTAAAACATCAAAGAGAAGTTGGCGCTTCATACTTTGACGCTGTATCTACTTTATTAGGAAATCAATCTACACAAGCGATTAAAGGTAGTACGGAAGAAGAACAGTTTTAGACTTGACATTTGAATTGATATGTGTTATTGTATTATCTGGTATGTTTAAAACACATATCTTATATAAATAATAATAACGTTCATCTTACTTGTAAGACGGAAGTAGCGAAAGCGAAGGAACGCACCTAACTTAACGTAAGGAGGGTGTATGACAAGCAGATTTACACATTTATTCAAAGCTAGAAGTAAAGAACAATCTTTGGTCGAAAAAACAAAAGCATTGTTTGGCGCTAGAAAAGAAGTTGAAATAAATGGAGAAGGCACATCTGGTTATGTTGTAAAACACGGAGCTAATAAAGGCAAAGTGTTAGGACACGTAATGAGAAAATCTACAAATAATTGGTAAAATTATAAAAATGAGAGGTGGTTAACTTCCACCTCTCACCTAACCTAACAACAAAGAAAAAATCTGGTACAGAAGGATTGATTCGAACAATCGACCTTTCGGTCCACAACCGAACGCTCTAACCAACTGAGCTACTTCTGCTTATCGTAAATCCAATTTTCACTTCGAATGGTATCTAAACACCATTCTTCAATACTTTCTTCAGCCACTACATTTGAAGCATTTTTAAAGTTAACAAGATAGAGAGGCCCCCATTCCCCCTCCATATTAGTATCAGTAATTTCTAAACCAGGAAATTGTTTTTTTAAATCGTCTTTAAAACTCATTTGATAAAATACGTAATCGTTAGTCCAATCATATTCACACTTGCCAATATAATATTAGTAGCAATCAACGCAGGTTCTTTCCACATAATAGAAACAACCAACCAAGTTAATCCACCAACAAGATATAGAATAGGTCCAATAGGATAATATCCCATTGAGTTTAATGCTGATGCAACAATCAATATCGCTGTTGCAATCCACTTTAAGTAATAGTCAACAGGTTTAGATAAAGTCAAAAACATAATTGTCCTTATCAAGTTTATAACCTTTAACAGTTACATTTGAATTATCATAAAATTTAAAAAATCCTTTTAATGCTTTTTTCGCATAAACATAATCTTCCAAATTGTTTAGTTTACAAAACAAAGAACCTGTTTTACAATCTGGATTGTGTATAAATCCAGTTGCGTCACAAAATATTTCTACTGCTTTTTTCCATTTTATATTTTTCATAGTTTAGTCCTCCTTATAATATAGTTGTACTTGTTTTTCTTTTTCTTGTGATAGTATGGTTATCATACCAGTTACAATTCCAAATACTGCGAAACCAAATCCAATTAAGTAATTGTCAGCTTCAACAGCGCCTGTTGCTAAGATTAATGACATAATAGATGTTACTCCAAATAATGTTATCATTACGCCGCCTCCAACATTGTCATTGGTACTTGATACGTTGTCATACCAGTTTTAACTAAACATTTTTTTTGATTGATTTTTGTAATCACACCAGGTGTCTTTTTCGTTTTTTGTACTATAAAGACGTTCATACCCACTTTTAAAGTAGATTTAATTTTGTTTTTAATCAAATCATTAATTAAATCTTTTGTAAGTTTTAAATCATCAACAGTCATACTGAATAAATGTTGATTAAATACTTTCATTTCATTTCCGATATTGTTTGTCATAGTGTTTTCCTTTGTTTTTTGTTGTTATACATATATAATATACCATAAATATCGTAAAGTCAATGGTTAATTTAGTCAAAATGAAGAAAAAATCGTTAAAAATCAGTATTTTATTGTTAATTTTGTTCACTTTTTGTTCTTGTACCGTAAAAAATTGTAAATTTGAACCAAATTACAAGGAAATTGGCGAATCAGCGTTGAAAAACACAAAAGATTTGACCGAAGTCGAGGTTAGATCGGCCCAAGTCAACTGTAAATATTGATAATAAATAGTAATATGGAAGAAAAACAAATATTTTGCGAAAATTGCGGACACGATTGCCATTGCGGTGGTAAATGTAAACAAGAAGTCGATAACGAATTTGGTGAAAAATATAATATTGAGTGTTGCGGTTACTGTAGACACGAAAAAACTGAACAAAAGGATTAAAAATGGCAAAAAAAGCATTTGGAGTAAGTACATTTAAAAAAGAAGGTAGAAGAAAAAAGAGATCAGGACGACATTCTAAGAAACATAAGGGTAGAAAGAAGTCCGAAAGAGGTCAAGGGTATCCTAGATAATGCCAGGTATTAGTAGAAACAATGATTCTGCTGGTGGTGACTTAATTCCAAGTCAATCTACAGTATATGTTAATGGGGAGATAGTAATTGTAGATGGTGATGGTGTTGCAGGACACGGTATCTATCCTCACATACCTCAAACTGTAGTTTCTACTTTACAATCAACTGTAAAAATAGGTGGAATAAAAGTAATTATTGCTGGAGATCCGGCAAGTATTTGTGGTGAACCAGCAACAGGTTCTTCAAATGTTTCTATCGGTTAATTCATATATTTGTTATAAATATTGATACTATGCCAAGTTACAGTACAGAGTTTACATCTAACAATAGCAAAAGAGCTACTAAAATCTACAAAGATTTAGATTTAGATTTTGGAAGAAACGTTGTAACCAATGATGTTAACAAATTAACAGATGTTGAGGCAGTAAAAAGAAGTGTTAGAAATTTAATTCAAACTAATCACTTTGAAAGACCGTTTCACCCTGAGATTGGTGGAAACGTAAGAGCATTATTATTTGAACCTGTTACACCATTAACTGCTCTTAACTTACAAAGAAAGGTTGAAGAAGTTTTAAACAATTTTGAACCAAGAATTAAATTAGTTCAAATTGTAGCAAGACCTGATATTGATGGAAATAGATATCACCTCTCAATTAGTTTTTATGTTATAGGAATACCTACAGCAATAACTGTAGAAACATTTTTAGAAAGATTAAGATAAAATGGCAAGTAATAAATTAGAAGTTTCAGAATTAGATTTTGATAATATAAAAGCAAATTTAAAAACATTTTTACAAAATCAAACAGAGTTCCAAGATTATGATTTTGAAGGTTCTGGTTTTGCTGTTCTATTAGATTTACTTGCATACAATACTCACTATCTAGGTTTCAATGCTAATATGTTAGCAAATGAAATGTACTTAGACAGTGCAGATATACGAAAAAATATTGTGTCATTAGCAAAGATGTTAGGATACACTCCAACATCAGCAAAAGCTCCAACTGCAGTTTTAGATATTTTAGTAAACAATGGTTCTGGCACTTCTATCACTATGGCAAAAGGAACTGTGTTTACAACTTCCATTGGCGGAACATCATATCAATTTGTAACAAATGCTGCTCATACAATAACTCCAAGTTCAGGTGTATATCGTTTTTCAAATATTTCTATTTACGAAGGTACTTTAGTTACGTTTAAATACACAGTTAATAGTTCTGATCCTGACCAACGATTTATTATTCCAAGTGTAAACGCTGACACAACAACATTAAAAGTTACAGTTCAAAACTCAGCAGCAGATACTACTGTTGCTACCTATACAAAAGCTTCAGGATTTACAAGTATCAATTCTACATCAAAAGTTTATTTCTTACAAGAAAGTGAAGACGGAAAGTTTGAAGTTTATTTTGGTGATGGTGTTATAGGTAAATCACTATCAGATGGTAATATTGTAATCTTAGAATATGTGGTAACAAATAAAACTGAAGCAAACGGAGCAAGTTCATTTACTCTTTCAGGTTCTATTGATGGTTTCTCAAATGTTACTTTAACTACAATTTCAAATGCTCAAGGTGGAGCAGAACCTCAATCAAAAGAGTCTATACGATATAACGCACCGTTACAATATTCCAGACAAGATAGAGCAGTTACAACTTCTGACTATGAAACATTAGTACAAGAAATTTATCCAAACGCTCAAGCAGTTTCTGCGTGGGGTGGGGAAGATGAAGAAACTCCAGTTTACGGTGTAGTTAAGATTGCAATTAAAGCAGCCTCAGGGTCTACACTAACAGATGCTACAAAAGAAAGTATCAAAACACAATTAAGAAAATATAATGTTGCTTCGGTAAGACCTGAAATTGTTGATCCTGAAACAACAACAATAATATTAACATCTTCTGTTAAGTATGATGAAAAGACAACTACTAAATCAGCAGATACACTAAAATCAGAAATTATTACAGCGTTGAATACTTACAATACAAATACATTACAAAGATTTGACAGTATGTTTAGATATTCAAAAATTGTAGAATTAATTGATAACACAGATACTTCTATTCTTTCCAACATCACTACATTAAGAATTAGAAAAACATTTACTCCAACAATTAGTACATCTACAAGATATGATATTTACTTTAGAAACTCTTTATACAATCCACATTCAGGACACAAATCTTTAACTGGTGGTATTTTACAATCTTCAGGTTTCAAAGTTCCAAACGATACAAACGTTTATTACTTAGATGATGATGGTTCAGGTAATGTAAGAAG